TCAGAGATCCCCTACCCCGTCGCCGGCGTCGGCCGTGCCATCCGCCAACACCGGCGGCCGCGGCCACTCGACATCGGGGAAGCCAGGGAGCTGGGGCAGGTCGCGGAGCGCCTGGCGGTAGGCGGCCCAGGCCTGTCGGTCAACGAGCGACAACGGAGCATCGGGCATCTGCGTCCAGTCGGTCGCGCGAAGAAGCTGGCGGCGTTCGCCCCTCATCTGGTTTCCCTTTGCTCTAACAAGAAGCGCCGTAGGGATTTCATAGGCCAGCGTCTCACCCGGTGCTAGCTGCATCTCGGATGCGATTGCCCTGTAGCCGGACTCAGTAATCGCGTACACGCATCACCTCTCGTACCAATAGCCATTGACAGCAAGGTAGAAACTACCGCTTGGCGCCGAAAGATATCGGTAGTCCAATGATCGCGCTGAGCTCAACTGAAAAGCAGCCGGAAGCAGGCTGGTCCATGACGGTGGGACAACCAACTGGTTCACCGTGTCCGTGAGCGTCGCCAGATCCGGGGTTGCCATGACAACCTTGTTCGCGGGATCGATGTTCTGCGCGCAGGCGTTCGCGATCGTGGAAGTGACAGGAACGACCCCAGAAAAATCGATCGTCGTACGGGTTGTGGCGGTGCCGCCGATAAGCACGAAGAATGGCGCCGTGTTGATGTTTCCGAGGTAACCGATGTAGTTACCCGTTTGAATGAACTGCGCGATTCCACCGGATGCGAGCGTTTTCACGCTGCCGAGATAACGCCGCGACTGGTCCCCGGTCTTGCTCCGAGCTACGCCGTTGTAGGCCGAGGCCGGCGCGGTGGTCGACAACTCGTAGTCCGCTACCCCTGCGCTTTCAAACAGATAGGCGTGATACCAGGAACTGGCCGACAACGACAGGCTTGACTTAGCGATGGCGGATGGGACGTCAACTCGACGCGCTAGGCTCTGGACGTATGCGCTGCCCGACTCCAACGTGAGCGCGTTCGGCCCGACGTACACCAGGCGCAAGCCGTCGATTTGCGACGCAGGAGTGCTCAGGGCCGCAAATACTACCCATGAGCTGCCATTCCAGCGCAATACATTTAGCGCGGTCTTGTCCCATATGATCCACGCATTGGTACCGGGGATGAAATAGCGCCACACGTTGGCCGCAGTGCAGAGAGCAAGCTGATTCGCACGCCCGGCCCAAACCCCTGTTGGGGAAGTACCGATCAGCCACATCTTCATCACATCGCCAAGAACGGTTGTCGGAGGCGTGTTCGTTGTTGTCTCGACGTTGGCTTGCCCAAGTGCGGCAAACGCCTGCATCGAGTCATTGACCGGGATGTTGCCCTGGAGTGCCCCGTCAGACCACGCAGTGTAAGGAATGCTCATGCGCTGATACTCTCGCTTGGCGTGCCTGGCCCAGTAATGGCGTTGAGACCGGCAATGGTGATCGTCACTACACCCGGGAGACTGGCGCCTCCTACGAGCGTGTCGGTGGTCCCGGTAACGTCGTGAGTCACGACGTTAGAACCGTTTGTGTAGGTAACCCGGTAGCCGCGGAAGTGCTGTGAGTGGTAGGCATTCGAAGGAGTTCCAAGCCGTCCACGCCCAAGCCACGTCACAACAATGTCCGCCCCTATGTCCTGCGCCCTTACCATCGTGGGCTTCCACTCGGTCTGACTGGCTGCAGTTGCGAAGGTATAGGGCTGCCCCTGGTATGCGTCCTCAGACGTCCCGAACGAAACAGCGCGGAATTGCAATGTCTGACCTAGCATCCATTGCTGCGCCTGGACGAAGACCACCGACGAGTCCAACAGGACAAACCGAACGCCAGCCGCGTGAGCGGTTGGAATCGAGTCGTAGCGGTTTCGAATCAGTCCTGACAGCCGGTAGTTGTTGGAACCTAGGTCTGTAACCGTCTGGTACTGGATGATCTCATCCCCTATCACCGCACGGTTGTAGAACCTGAGCAGTGTCGTGTAGTCCACGGACTCAGGAGCGTCCGGCAGGAACACGTCGATGGTTTGCTCCGCCGGATAGTCCGCCACGGTTGCGGCCAACGCCGTAAGGGTGTAACCGATCGTTGCAGCTTCCGTGATCTCCACGAAGGAGTCCCAATTCGCGCCACCATTCGTGCTGATCTGGACGTCGGCGCCGCGCCAGCCAGGCAGCTGGCCCGCCGCGGCCACATAGATACCCAACTGATCGTGCTCATCACGCAGGACCGCGATGTTCAGAAGTTCCAGAAGCGTTCCGCCAATGACACCGGGGTTCGTCACCTCCGGCGGCGTCGGCTCAATTCCGGCCGCGTTGGAGACGTAGGCTGATTGCTCATCCTGAGAGCTCTCAACCACCAACTTTCCACTGTCCTCCTCGGACTCCATCACCCTAACTCGATGGACCAGGCCTGCCTTGTCAGTGATGTATCCGGTATCCGTCGGCGTGATGTAGCTGAATCTGTACGGCAGCTCATACTTGAACTTTGAGGGCTCGCCCCAGGCTACCTTGATCCGCTTGTCTACGACCTTTGCGGCATCTGACGCCGTCATTGCGACCGGCAGCTCAATCGCACTCTCCCCCTGTGCGGCTACTGTCGCGGCACGCCTCTGAGCGACCTGTGTTGCCGGCGAAAAGCCAGCCACTGGATCGACGTAAGCGACCGTTGTCTTCCGGAGCAACTCGACTTCTTGAACGCGAGTCTCTTCGATTGAGTCTCCATCGCGCTCTGCCAAGTCATCGGCGGTCAGGTTGAATACCGAAGCTCCACCGCGCTTGATGAAACGGAGTTTCGCATCCCATTCAGCAGCATCGAAGAAGTAGGCCTGCGACAGCGGCTCGATGAAGGAGTCGGCGCCACCGATCGTGGCTACCACGAACCCGTCCACCATGTCGACCAGCTGGCTGACGTCAAAGCGAGAGGCCGGAATTCCAGACCGCAAGCATAAGTCTGCGACGATGCTGGACAAGGAGACTCGATTACGCGCCACGGTCTGAAGCGGCGACTCGCACTGGCATGCGGTCGTCACGAGCTGCGGATAGAACCCCGCAGACGTGGACCCACCAGACGAATAGACCCAGCCAGATTGAATCTTCCCTGCTGCGACAGCCGCATTGTATGCGCTCTGCCAGAATGACATGTTGCTGTAGTTGGGATCTGAGGGGTCCAATACAGGCCCCTGCGGAAGAGAGCTGTAAGGACCTCCACTTCCGATAATGGCCCTTCCCAGCTGCTTGTAAGTACCAGCGAGATCCGTGCATTCACCGTGAAACACCACCGACCCATCCGCAAATACGTAGTAGCCTGGCGCATCCGGAACAGGAGTGGCCTCTGGGGTATTCCCTTCGCATGTTGGAACTGCACGAACCGCGACAATGACGTCGTGATACACCGCATATACCGGTTGCCCAGGGCCGAAGCTGGTAGTTCTGTTATAGCCAGATGGGGCCATCCCAACTGGAACCCAGACCGCAGACCCAGTGTTTGAGATATTGTGTGGATACCACCCACCCTTGGTGGCCTCAAGTGTGGCAGAACTATCAACCGAGTATGGATGCTCAGAACCGTACGAGTATCGACTGAAGGTTAGACTCAGTCTCGCTGCGCCAGCGGGAGTTACCCCTAGTATCTTGTTTGGATCGTTTACCGCAGGATTCCAAGTCCCATTGGTAGCAAACTGAGGGCCGTACCAATTGGAGTCGGTAAACTGCAGCTGCCTGGACCACCCCCGAAGCGTGTATCCACTGATCGAGCTGTATCCTGTGTAATCGGCAATGTCCTGAAGCGCCTCTTCCAGGGTATCGAACCAAGTGTCAGTGTTGCCATTCCCGTACTGGTACGTGATATAGGGTCGCCGCGGCTCTCGCTGTCCTACTGAACCAGTCTTCCACGGGAACATGCCACCAAGTCCGAAGCCTGGCGCCTCGTACTCGCCCTCTGTTTCACCGTCCTCCCCGTCCATGACCACCACAAACTCGTACTGCGGCACAGCACCAGCCAAGTCAGTCAGGTCATCATCCTTGATGACTACATAGGCCGTCCCGCGGAATGGGGCGACATTGCCGACACCTTCTACCGCCTCGATCGTGGGGTCCGGCAACTGCGTCTCATCTCCCAAGTAGATCTTGCATTTCTGTAAAAACTTGCGGGATGCAGCGGTGAGGCCGGAGGTGTCTCCAGTGTACTCGCCGGCCGCATTCGCGCTTGCCTCATAGACGACCTTGCCGTTTCGCTTGATCGTCCGAATCGCCTTGATCGACCCCTCGCAAATCGCGATCGCGTAGCTGCGGGAATAGGTGTACGTCACCTGGGTAGGGCCACCACCCTTGCCGGCCCGCTTCTTCTTCTTGCGCTCCTTGCGTTTGTCCGCCCAAATGATCGTTCCCTTGCAGGCGAAGGTCCCGTAGCCAAAGGCTAGCGGAACGCCTACTTGGCTGGTCTGGGTCTGCGCATCGGTAAGCCTGGGGCCGTATACCTTGTCCGGGGCGATGTAACCGCCCAGCGCGGAGCCGATCATGAATCCGAGCTGCGGCGCGCCTACGAAGAAGCCGACGAATGCGCCGACTACGCCACCAATCGTAGATCCACTCACGGGCGCCAGGCTCCAGTTATGCGGCTATGCCACTTCGAATCGAGGCGGTGTTCAGTAACCCGCCCGACCATCTGGTCGGTATGGATCAACGAGAGACCGCCAAACGGGTAGTCGCCAACGATCCCGACATGGCGGGTCGCTCTCGCGTAGGCGATCGCTACAACGTCCCCTGGATGAAGGTCGAACCGTCCCAAGGACGGCCCGAACTCTCTGACCAGATTCGCCTCTAGCAGCCCGTCGTGCGGGTCCCGTCCGTAGTCCGTGACGTCCTGCACGGGCCGCCCGGCATCCACCAAGGCCACGACCACCAGCCCCACACAATCAAGGCCGCTACGGGAGCGGCCTTGGTGGCGAAATGGGGTGCCCAGGTAGCCCCTGGCGGATTCGTGTAGCGGCTTCATCCGCCCACCTGAGAGATGTTCGCGCCTGGGACCATGATCGAGTCTGCGTCCTGCACCGGCGTCAGGTGTTCACCGCGGAAATGCAGGGTATTGGCGTGCCGGTCCTTGCACATGGCGAAGGTGTGGTCGCAGTCTTGACGGACCTCGTAGGTGTCACCCGGCGCAACCGGATACGGCATCGGCAAGATCAGCGTGAACTGATCGGCCGCGAAGGTGTAGACCTCGATCTGGGCGCCCGCGTTGGCGCCGGTCAGCCAACGAATCACCCCGGGCTCAAAGAACCCGTCCGCCTCGGTTCTGGCGGAGTCTGTGAACGTCTTCCGAGGGTCGATCCCTACCGACGTAACAGTTCCGGCATGCCAAACCATGTCCTTGTTGCAAGGCTTGCGCTCCGTGATTTCCGCCCCTGGCGTTCCTATCGGCTTCGAGCCGAACCGAGCCCGACAAGTCAGCGATATCAGTTGGCACAGCGGCTGCTTCAGCTGCTGCTTCAGGCTCCGAAACTCGGTAACCCAACCCGTCTCGACGAACCGAGTCTCGCCCAGGGTTCCGTATCCCCAGACCTCGTGGCCCTGCGAGAGGTCCATGAAGTTGACCCGATAGATCCAGACCTCGGCCTTGTCCAGGAGGCCTGCCCTGATCCGCTGCTCGGTGACCCCGCCCGCTGAGTACCACCCCTGCAGCTCGGTATTGTCGACACCGAGGTCAGCAGCGGCCTGCAAACGGGCCGGAGTGAACCCCTGGTCCGGGCTATAGGTGATTGCACCACCGCCATCGTCGTACGTAAGCGCGGCATCCAGACGAGTGAACCCGAGCACCGTGCCGTCTTTGCAAACGACTTTCAGCAGCAGCGTCCACGATGTCGCAGGAAGTGCCAGGTGACTCTTGAGGGCTACCGGGATCGACTTCACAGCCGCACCTCGACCAGTTCAATGTCCGAGGTGCTGGCATTAGGGCCGCCAATCGCGAAAGCATTGTGGTCAGATGCGAACCGCACCCAGACGTCAAACTCCCCGTCCCAGGTGTACGCCCCCGACGTCCACGGCGATGAAGGCGTGAACAGCCCGGTGGTCGTATCCAGAGTACCAGCCACAGCCACCCCGTTGCGCTTGACCACAACCCCACCGACAGGAGCCTGGATCAGCCGTGTCGTGGCCGCAGCGCCGAAGACGTAGGTCTTCACCAGTTGGACTGGCTGGGATGTCCCAATAGCAGGCGCGATCGGTTCCGCGACAGCCGTGTAGTCGTTCCAGTCCTTGAAACGAAATGCGTACAACCGGCCGACCGCAGCGTGAAACACCGCGATGATCTCGGCCTGGGCGTCTTTCGCAAGGTGCAGGAACTGGGCTGAGTACCGGTGCAGCGGGTACAGCCACTGGCGGTTTCGCTGCTCGCGGCCGTTGTCCAGCGGGACGACTAAGGTCGAGTACTCCGGGCCGCCACTGAATCCATACGCCACACAGCTCGACAGTCTTGAGTTGATGAAGGCCATCAGCGTCCGTTCCTCGACATTGCACGACGAGCAGCCGCCCCTGCCTGGTATGCCTGCTGCTGGGCAGTCCGCCTGGAGTTGTCGCCGGTGGTGATGAAGGTCTGATTCACCGTATTGCTGGAATCACTCCCTTGCCGAAGAGCCGTGCGCGTCATATCGGCAGGCAGCACGGAGCCGGCAGTTCGGGGCACGAACAGTTCCGGCCCCATCTCGCCGACCAAGTAGGCCCGATCACCGAATACATCGCCGCCGCCAGCCTTGCCCCCGCCGAACAGCCAGCCGAAATTGTTCCCAAAGGAACCCGCGAACGATGCCGACGGCGCGGCAGAAGCCCCACCGCCGCCGCCACCAGTGAACAAGCCGACGATCTTTCCAAGCCAACCGGCGCTCCCGCCACCAGCACTACCCTGCTGGCCGAAGATGCGCTCGACCACGTTGTTTGCGGCCAGATCGAACAGGACGTCCGCGAACCGGTCTGCTGCATTCTTCAGCGAGTCGAGGATGCCTTCGCCCTCCTTCAGGTCATGGAAAAACCCTCGGGATGCGTCACGTAGCCCATCCATAGCCGTGACCTGATCGTCGATCAACTTCCGTAGGTCCTGGTACTCCTTCAGAGCCGCGATCGCTGCCTCGCCTTGTGCCGTTGCAGCATCAGCACCGAGATACCGGACTGCATTCAGAAGCTCTTGTGCCTCGCGGGTCTGGCCGAGCAGATCGATCTCGAACTGGTAGTCCTTGAACATCTGGGTGGCGTTTTGATGACGCTCGGCGGTGATCGCCTCCAACCGCTTCTGGTACTGCTCCTGAGTTACGACACCATCATTCAGTTGCTTGTCGATGGCACGCAGATCCTCTTCATACTTGACTAACGCTGGGCTCACGACGCCAGTAACCGAAGCTGCAATCGCCCTTGTGTCAAATTCAAACTGCTTCTGGAGATCAGATAGCTCCTTGAGCTTCAGCGCCTCCGCTAAACCCTTCATCTTCGTGGAGAACTCCTCGATCTTTCCAGTGGAAAGACCGTCTTCCTTGAACTTCTCAGCCGAGTCGGTGATTTCATCAAGTCGTTTCTTGTAGTTCTCCAATGCTGGGTTTGAACGACCATCAAGTTCAGCGGCCCATTGGTCAGCGGCGCGCTGCATCTCTTTCAAAGCCCTTGCTTGACGAGCCATCTCAGCGGCAGGGTCTTTCCCTTTACCACCCTTCGGCGCCTTGCCATCACCACTCAGCAACTTCTGTATTCTGTCGTTTAGCGCCTTTACTTCGCCTTCAGCCATTACCTGGCCGACATCCTTGGCGAAGAAGTTCGGCGGCTCCTTACCAGATCCAGCAAATACGATTCTTGGATCTCTGATCTTCTTGTCATTCTTCTTGTTATCACCGAATAGATTCAGCCTAGCTCCTTCCCCAGCTACAATAAGTCCTTCCCGGACCTTTCCAAAATCAAGAGAAAAGACACCTCGAGCCGCGATGTTCAGCCCATATAGCCCTTCAGACAAACCCTCTATTTTATCGCCAATCAAATCCAGGGCACCCCCAAACAGCTTTGCGGCGCCCGCAGTGAACTCAAAGGTGCGGCCAATGTTATCGGCAAGCTCCGCAGCCTTGTCTCCGTCTTTGATCCAGTCTTCCGTGGCTATCGCGAGCTTTTCCAACTGGGGAAGAAATTCCGAGGCGATCCTACGCCCAGCACCCTGTATCAAAGAAACCAATCGGTCCAGTTCATCTTTGAACGCAGCGGCACGTTCCGCCTCCTCGGGTGAAATGATTGCACCGATGCTTGCAGCTTCTTCCCTCAGGCTACGAAGCCCTTGGCTTCCGCGATTGAAGAATTCTAGAAGATCAGCGCCAGAACGCCCGGCCAGTTCCATCGCCAACGATGTTTCAAGCGTCTGATTGTTCAGCGCCGCGAATCTGTCCGCTATCTCTGGAAGTACTGCATCTACTGACCTCAACTTTCCAGCAGCATCCGTGACACTGATACCAAGGGCCTTGAACAAGGCTGCCGACTTACTGTTCTTATCCAGCGCTTCAGCCATGTTGCGAGAGATCTTGACGATGGCGCCGTCAAGCGTTTCGAGATCAGTCCCGGACAGTTTTGCGGCATAACCCAGTCCGGATAGCATTTCTGTCGATATTTTCAGCTTTGCTGACATCTCGTCGATCTTGTCAGCTTGGTCGATGACCCCCTTAAAGAATTGTAGGCCAGCCTGTAGCGACAGGAATCCAGCAGCCATTCCAGCTAGATTGCTGGTTATTGACGACCCAATAGAACGACCTAGTGAGTGCGCAGCTTTCTCCAGCTGCTTCATCTGCTTTTCGGCGCGCGCGGAATCGGTAATGAACGACCCCGTACGCATCAGCAGATCAACGACAATACTGCCGGCCGTAGCCATCTCAATGCCTCTTCGGTGGAGTAATGCCAAACGCCGCCAAGGTTCGGGCGTCTGCGCTGGAGTAGCCGGCGAGGGCCGGATCAGGCGGCGTGGGCTGCAAGAACTCGAGCTTGTCCCTCATCGATCCGCCCCCCATGGCCTGAGCGACTAGAGCCGCAGGTCTATGGAATCGATGGAAGTCGTCGAACGGATAGAGCCGCATGAACACGACCCACTCCTCGAACTCCCGATGCGTCATGCACGCTTGCCACTCGGAGACCGTTCGGCCTCCGAGTGCGAGGGCCAGCTGGAACCATGCCCAGTCTCGTCCCTTGGCGGCTAGTCGTTTCCCGCTTTCTCGCGAGCTTCATCGCTAACGCCGTTGACTTCCATCAAGGCATCGTAGAGCGATCGCATCGGGCCAGCCCTAAGCTTCATCGCTTGATCAATCGTCATAGCCTGGGAACCGTCCGCGTTGCACACACCCTTTACGAGCAGCATCGCGATTCCGCGGTTCCTTGCCTCTGAGGTACTTGCGTCAGTTGCATCCATGACAGCAAGGAAATCGACCGCAGGCAGCTGCTTGAAGTGGATCGTATGGCTGGAGCCATCGGCCAACTTGACTTGGCGGGCCTGCACTCCGGGAGAAACGAAGAATGAATCGGGGAGGCTCATTTGGATTCCTGCGAATGGGCCGGATGCCGTGGCAGAGCCGGCCGTGGTGGTCAGGTCGGGATCGGCCCGTTCCAGTAGGTGCGGACGGGGCCGCTGCGCTGCAGCGTGAGCGTTCCGCGCACGATCTCGTTGGTTGCGATGTCGATGTTGACGTCGGCGATGTAGGCATCGAACCCCAGCGAGGTACGCTGCGGCGCCGGCGGCGGCACGATGTTGTCGTTGCTGTCGAGCGTGGGATCGGCAGTCCCGTCGCTGAGGCCGATCAGCCACTGGATCACATCGCCGGATTCCTTCAGGTCGAACAGGACCTGGTGCGAGGAGTTGGACGGGATGAAGTTGAACGGCACCGAGACTTGGCCCGGATTGCCGAGGCCGCGCTTGTAGGTCTTGTCGTCGATGTTGTCGAGGCACGTGTCCTCGAGCTGGTCGGCGGCACCGCCGAGACCGGTGATGCCGGTGGGACAGGCGAGCTTGATGACCGCCGCAACGCTGGACGACAGCGAGTCGACGAAGAACAGCTCGGTGCCCTGGGTTCGAAGCGTTCCGATGGTCATTTCAGGGTTCCTCTGGTCAAAGAAAAGCCCCTTTCGGGGCCCGGTTCAGCGCTGAGTGATGAAGTCGGCTTCGATGCCGACTCTGTAAAGCCTGGTTTCGGGGTCTCTGAGATTCACCCTGACCCGATTGTGGTGCCCCGCCGCATCGAGGGCGGCGCGCACTTCAAGGGCGAGTTGTTCGACTCCACCGTCCGTCGGGTGCCAGCAGTTGATATCGACCGAAGTGAAGTCGGAGCAAGGCGCCCCACTGATCTGATCGTGGGGGTTACCGATCACGATCGACCACGTGATATAGGGCCTCTGCTCGTCTTGTCCGATTTCACCGTGGCGGCCGATACGATCAGCCACGATCGCTATGACCTCCGGCGTACGAATGGTCTTGTAAACCGGAGGGAACATCGTCACTTCATCCCGTTCTTGGCCGCCTGCTGGGCGACTGTCTTCTCGATCCTGCGGATCAAGTCCTGAGTGATGACGTCGATCACGCGGCCACCCGCGGTCTGCACGGCCGGACGGAGCCAGGGCGTCGGGGGCTGGTGAGCGGAGCCGTACTCCAGGAGGTTCGCCGTCATCAGAGTGGATGTGGGGAACCCAAGCGCATTGACGAAGGTCCCCTTCTTCACTCGGACCAAATAGCGCTCACCCTGGCCGGCACTGGGGGCCTTGCCGCGGCTGGCGATCACCGCCTTCTCGGTCATGCCCGTGGACCGTTGCCCGTCCTGCGCGATCGACTGGCGCAGATTCTGGCGGGCCACATCACGGAGCGCTCGCGCGCCTTTCGCGAGGGACAGCTTCACGGGTCCACCGCGCTTGCTGACGATCTCGGCCGGCAGACTCGACAACGTCCTCAGCACGCCATCAATTCCAGTGATCTTTACCTCGACTTTCACAGGTATAGCTCCGCGTCCGGCCCGACCCATTCCCGCAGCAGCGCTCCGGTCTGATCCTCTGCCCCCCGGAAATCATCCCGGTGCCCCATTCCGATACCGCAACGTCCAGGCAGCCCCTTGATTCCGACGACGCGGTGGCCGCCGAAGAGCAGCCGTGATCTTGGCTGCCGCCAGAGATCGAGGTCGATGAACTTGGGTGCCCGTCGGCATGCCTCGCGCAGCCCTGCAAGCGCTCGGCCGCGTACGGCCGTACTGCACAGGCTGGCATGGCCGGTATTGCTGAGTTGGCGCCCCCTGTGCAAGGTGATGTTGTAGTAGCGGGCACGGCACTCGCCTACCAGCTCGGCGCGCTCCAACTGCGAGGCAACGTGAGTCAGCCAGTCCGGGGCATACCAGTCATCGTCCTCGATCACCGCCACCCTGGCGTCGGGCTTGATCACAGCCAGGCCGGCCAACAGATTCCGAGCCTGAGTGTTCTGGCCCGGAGTCCAGTACGGCACCGGCCGGACCACCTCCAGCGACCAGCTAGGCCGGCAGAACGAGACAGGCTGCGCTACGGGGCCATCGTCGACCACGACCCAGCGCACTTGCCCGGTGTAGTCCTGCGCTGCCATCAGGCGCTCGCAGATCGCCCAGGCTCGCGGCCTTGCACCAGTAGCGGTCAGTAGGGTCAGCATCGTGCGGTTGCGAACACATGCATGGGGAGCCTGCGACGCGTCACGCCGCGCTCACCATGATCATTCAGATCAACAGGCACCTCGCCGGCGTACTCGGTCTGCACCTCGGCGAACCCGGCGTCGGTCAGCAGCAGGGCCAGGCCCGAGCGGCTGTACCGGTAGTAGTCGTCTGGGTAACCGTGTTCCGGGAACGCGAACAGGGTAGTGACCACCAGCAGAGACCCGGGAGCCATGACGCGTCGCAGCTCCGGAAGCGCCAGCCATGGCCGTGCGACATGCTCCAGCACCTCGGAACAGACCACGCCAGAGAACCTGCCCTCCCACTCCGGCGGCAGGGCGTGCATGTCCGCGACCAGATCCACGCCCTGCCCGGCCTGCATGTCGATGCCCGTCCACCGCCCGCGCGCTAGGTCGCGATTCGTGCACCACCAGGCCTTGGGGTCGTGAATCCGGCTCCCGACCTCAAGGACATCGTCACCTAGGCCGGCTTCGTTGCGCTCGATGAATGCGCGGATTCGACCGCGTACGCTGGTCATCGGCAGCTTCACGGCCTCTCCTCCCATCGCGCCTTGAAGGTGCCAGTCAGAGAGCCGGACCCTACATTGGCGACCCTGATGTAATACGTAGCAGCTGCAATGCCGCGCTCATCCTGCTGCGCGCTTCCGACGCTGGCCTGAGCTCCGGTCGCGTTCTCGACCTTGATCCGAATCAGGTCGATCTCGGTTCCGCCGGAATGCGTCCCGCCAGCGGCCAACATGACCTGCGGCGTATAAAGCGGCAGCGGTCGCTCACTCATGTTATTGCGTGGAATCACCGGCAGCGTCTCGCTGAAGCTACCTCCTTCCGTACCTCCGACATGGGTCGATACGCGCGCGAACCCTTGATCAAGAACGATCTCCAGCCCGAAAAGTATGATGTTGATCGGGACCAACGCCTTGACTACATAGGTCGATCCATTGGCGACGTTCAGTTCTTTGAAGGTGCGGAACTCGCGTCCAGCGAAGAACCCGGTCTGCCCTACGTCGACCCGCAAGCGCCGGTTCGGACCACTCCCGCCATCCGTCATTAGATCGAACGGAGGGGCAGCGATGACGCGATCGGCATGTGCTCCATCACGCATATCAACCAGCAACTTCTTCAGGCTTCCGATTATCGAGTACTCGTGGTCTGCCATGGCTCCTTGCGCCCCTGCTCACTGTCCGTCGTTGATGCCAGCCGTCGCCTTGATTCGCCATTCCCGCCGGCCAGTTGAATCTGTGTCGGGAACGCCTTTGATGTTGAAAATCCGACCATCCCAAAGGATTCGCCAGGATGAATTGATGCCGCCCGGGAACCAGCGGCAAGTAATGCGCGCAGCGACATCGGACTGCATTTGGCCGGACTGCAGGAACTCTCGGCCAGGGCCAGTCAGGACCTCGGCGGGAACATCGATCAACGGTGTTTCGGAATCCAAGTAGACAGGAGCCCAACTCACGGAGACGACGCCCTCGCTGTCTCTGACCTCTATCTGCTCTTCAAAGGTGATCGCGTGGCGGAGCCGCGGTGCCAACGTGCTCATACGCCCATCGCCGCCCGATACGGAAACAGCTTCACCTCAGCAGCCGACCGGTACCCGCCGACCTCCTCCGGTGTAGTTCCCTCAAATGAGGCCTTGACCAGGAGCAGCACAGCCTCGACAACATCCGGCGCCACGGGATCATCACTGCTTGGAACCTCTTCGGAGTACGGGGCCTCGCTGCTCGACTCTTGGGGGTACTCAAGGGGCAGCGTCGGCAGCATCCTCCGATTCATGAACCGACAGGCCTCCTGCTCGGCTCCGTCCAGCGCCTGCTGAAGGTCCGCATCCGACCACGTACCTATGATTCGTAGCCTGCTTCTGGCGATCGCTATGTCGATCACGCTCACGTCAGTGCTTCCTCAAGGGCCGCTAGCGGGAAGACGTCAAGCGCCGTATCGCGGGAACAGTTGATGATCTGCACGCCGCGGTAGGCGTCGCGCAGCTTGCGGAAATGAACCGGCCACTTCGCCACAGTGTGCGGCGCGGCATTGCCGGCAGTGCCTGGCGGGTGATCGCCATGCCAGTGCTTCTTGCCGCCTGTGTGCTGGCAGTCGTACCCAAGCATCACAACGCGAGCAGCGCCGGAGAGCGCCGCCACAGCGATTGCTCCAGCCCCACTATTCCCGAACGGATTCCAGTCTCCGCGAACGCTCCGCATAGGGCGTACGCCATGCCGGCCGGAATCGCTTCCGAAGCCGAGACACTCTCCGGCAAAGACTCTACGAACCTCGTCCACATGTACTTTCCACCAAGCCTCGTCCATCGCGAACAACGTATCCGCCCATGGCGCGAGCCTGAACGACGTGTTCGCGACGACTACTCGCCGAGCTTGCGTTTGCGCTTCTTCTCCGCCTTGGATGCCGCCTGGCCCGAATCGCCACACTCGGACTCGGTCACAGTCGTCTGCTGTGAGGCTTGGGCCGCTTGCGATGCAGACGACGGTTGCGCCTCGCCAACGGCCAGCGAAGGGAGCGGTCCGGCGTTCGGCTTCCTTGACACCACTTTCGTCTCGTACTCATCGGGAGATGCCTGACGCACAAGCCCGATAAGGATCAGTCGTTTGGCTTCTGCGTCATCGAACTCATAGACCTTGCCGGCGGCCAACTGACCGCGACGGTCATGGGGAAATCCCCTGATAGGAACAACTCGCATCGGTACCTCCAGAAGAAGCTGGGCCGCTCGATGCGGCCCAGCCACAGCTCCATCCGCTTACGCGGTGAAGGCGCCGCCCAAGATCGCCGACGGGATCGTGATCTCCAGCGCCATGCGCATCTCGGCACGCAGAGTGACGAGATTGCGGATGAAGTCATCGTCGACGTAGCCCGCCTCGATCACAACGCCTTCTCGGTCCCAGACCGTAACCGCCCGATTGAACGCACCGATCGCGAACTGGCCGGCCGGAATGAACGGCGACGGGATGACGCTCACGTTGAACGGGTTCTGCGAAATCGTCAGGCCCGGGATGCCGTAGAGGTAGTGTCCGTCGCTGCCCTTGGCAAGCTCCATGGCGCCCCAATCGGCCGGATTGACATACACCGCATTCGGGATCCAACCCGCAGCCCAAAGCTGCCACTTCGCACGGCCGATCGCATCGACCAAGTTGTCGTCGCTGGTGGGCGTGTAAACGGTGTAGTTTCCGCTGTCCAAGATGCCGGACAGGTTCGGGCTGGTTCCGTTGCCGACAGCCAGTTGCCGATCGACCCGTTCCATCAGGCCATAGCTGAGACGGTTGTCGATGTACGCCGCCATGGCGCCGTTGTCCGAAAGCAGGTTCTTCGAGACCTTGATCCAGTGCGCGATCGTCCGGACCGGGTAGTCCCACGGGCCAAAGGTCAGGTCCGACTCCGGCTTCAGGGCGCCTTCGCTAACTTCCGCGGCGCTGTTTGTGAAGGCGGTTTCGCGCAAGCCCTCGACGCTATTCGAAGTCGCCGGCGCGTGCGGCAGCGAACCGTAGATCGTCAGGGGCAGCGACGCACCGGGGCGGATTTCCTGAACCTGCTGCGGCAGCACGGTGCTCGCATTGGACAGCAAGGTGTTCTTGACCTCGACCCGAGCGCGAGCACTGGCATTGTCCTTCTGCATCGCCTTGACCTGATCGCTGGCGGCGAACTGCTGGCCCAAGGTACGCCGCTCGACCTGCTCGTCGGTAGCCCGGACACCCTTCTGTTCCAGATCGGTCAGGCGGTCAATGAGCGACTTGCGCTCCTCAGCCGCCTTCTCCAAATCCTTCTTCAGCTCGGTATTGGCCTCGCCGACGTCCTTGATCTGCTTCTCGTAGTCCAAGGCTTGCGTCGCCATCTTGTACTCAATGGCCTTGATGCCATCCTCGATGGCCTTTTTGATTTCAGTGTTTTCCATTTCATTGCTCCAGAAATGAGAAACCGCCTCTCGGCGGCCGTGGCTATGAATTGCGTTGTCCGGCGGTCAGCCGGTAGCGAAGCGCTGGAACAGCGTGCGGATATCCTCCGCACCAACGGTTTCGGCGCCGCGCTCACCGCGTGCCAAGGCCTTGACGCGAGCAACCAGCGCAGTCGCGTCTGCCCGAGAGAACCGCCCTGCCTCGCGCAGGATGGTCTCGATTTCTTTGAGGGATTCCGCTTCGTCGAGAGCCGATTTCACATCGGATACGCGCGCACCCAGATCGGCGGGCTCCTCAACGATGCTGATCTCGAGAAGTTCGATCTCCTTGAGCTCCCGCCTCCCATCGCCGAGGTCTCGGAACTGCAGCGGTCGGAACCCAATCGAGAGGCCATCCACGGCACCATGCTTCATGGACGCAAATACGTCCTCAGCCGTACGGTGCCCGGGAGTCAGCTCGCCTTCAACGTAGAGACCGATATCGTCCTCACGGACTTCCAGCCATTTCCCGATTACCGGCCCCCAGTGGTTCCAACGCAGACGGATGGGTCGATCGCGCTTCTTCAGCGTTCGCTTGTAAGCCCCTGACAGAATGGTATCGCCGTAGCTATCGACGCCACCGAACTTTGAGGCATAGCCGGCGAACACGCCTTGCCTGGAGTCCAAGAACTTGACGTCGACGCTCTCTAGGTCGATGCGCTTGACTTCCATCACTCCACCCCCGCGGTGGTTTGCTTCGGCCTGCCGGCCTGTGAGATTGGCACCATCGTGCTGTTCACCAGCAGCTGATCGTCGCCATCAGCAGGCGACCACCCTTCCTGTGAACGAGCCTCGCCTGGCTTCATGAAGCCGCCGTTGATCGCTGTCTGATACGCCTGATAGCGAGCCAGCATGTCCGCACGCAAAAGCGCATCGAAATCCAACTCGATCTCCCATCCGCGGCGCTCTGCGACCGGCAGCAGGTTCAGACGGGCCGAAAGTTCGATGTTCTCCAGGTATGGCCGCAGGCCCAGCTTGTACCAGCCCTCAATGATCTGCTGGATGCCAGAGCCCCAAGCCGTGGTGCTCTGGGTGTCATTGATCAAGACCGAAGGCACGCCCATGAATCTCGCGATGTCCTCAACCTGGAAGCGACGAGACTGCAACAGCTCGATGTCCTGCGGCGACATCGATACCTGCTCATACTTCATGAACTTGTCGAGGACGATCAGGCTATCGTTGTTTCCTTCGGCAAGGTCCGCAAAGCTCGCGCGAATCTCGGCGCGCTGCTCCCGGTTCAGGGCGCCGTCAACCATCAACACGCCAGCCGGCTTTGCTCCGTTTCTGAACACCTGACTGACCCGGTCTTCGGACGCCTGTGCAATCGCAATGCTGTTTGTTGCATAGCCGAGTGGCGACAGTCCGATGATTCCATTGCCGAAGATCTTGATATGCCAGATGGAACCTTCGGCAAATACATTCACGCCGGCGCTGTTGGTGTACTGGTAGATCACCGCCCCGTCAGATAGCAACCTGACTTGCATCTGGGATGACATCAGCGGCAACAATGAAATGATCTGCCCCTGCGAATTCTTGGTGATCTGGGCGTAGGCGTTGCCCCACGTGACTAGGTTCAGAACCAGAGTCATGAAGAAATCGACCCTGGTCTGGTAGCGGTTGGGCTTCATCGCCAGAACCGGGTACAGCGGATGGCTGTCGTCTGGGGTTCGCTGCTTTCCCTGCACTCTGTAGAAGACAACCGGTAGGCTGGCGACTGTCTCTGAGATCAGCCTGGCACAGGCCCAGAAGGCAGAGACCTGCATTGCAGTGTCGAAGTTGACGTCCTTCGCCGGCAGCGAAGATCGCGACCCGGGCGTCGGGATCTGAAGGCCGACCAAGCGGCGAAGTCCGGTGGTCAACCAGCCCCACGCCGTCGAGATGAAGTACATCAGTGATGCCTCAGTTTGACCACGTCAACCGCCGAGTCGAAGTCGAATCCATCCTCTGCCGGCGCTAGTGAAATGCCGATCGCCATCAGAAGAGCCGTCATGTCGTCGATCTTGTCCGCAGAGCGCTTCTTATCCGGGGCCATGTTCAGGTTCTGGTCCTGCCTCGCGACTAGGTTCGCAGCGCACCACCCGAGCACCGGATCACCAGCATGTGCAAGCTGGCCGCCTATGTAAGCTCGCTCTAACTCTTGCATTGCAGGGTGATACGACTTGGTGCCCTGAATGAACTCGACCATGGGCACCTCAGCCACAACTAGCCGGCTGACCATTTCCGTCGCGTTCCAGCGGTCGAATGCCATTGCCTGCAGGTTGAACCGTTTCTTGACTTCCAGAACTGCCTGTTCGATCACCGCGTAGTCGGTGACTTCTCCTTCGGTTTGCTCCAGCAAACCAGATGCCACCCACCCCGCATACGGCACCGTCCCGCGCTCCGTCCTCTGCTCCACAGCTGAGGACGGAACCCAACGTCGCCCCCAGGTCAGGAGCATGCCGTCGACCTTCCAGACCAGCCGCAGCGAGGTCAGGTCGCGCGTACTGGCTAGGTCCAACCCGCCCCAACAAGGCACATCGCGAAGTGCGGCAAGGTCGACGGCCCCGTCGCATGTCTTCCACTTACGAAGCAGGATCCAGCTATTCGCAGATGCCGCAGGCCGGTTCGCACGCTTGATCTCAAACTCAGCCTGCTTAGAAGGCATCCGCTTAGCCTCAACAGCCTCCTTTCGGATGGCGGCCAGGAGGTGCGGGTTCACGTCTATCAGCGGATTAGCCTTGATCCACTTTGACTCGTCGAAGGTGTCGTCGGCCTTTCGGCCTGTTTCCTTATCCTCATCGTCCATGGCATAGAACACAGCCAGGAAGTGGTCCGCCTCGTTGCCGAACAGCCCCTCAAGAAGCTGCTTCGCGAACTGCCTGAGCTCGGCCCAGGGGCCTGGATTGGCATACCCCTCTGTAGTCGTGAACAGCCATAGCGGATTGCTTCTCGCGCCGGCCGCTGACTGAAGAACGTTCAGCAGATCCGGAGATTTGTGAGCATGAATCTCGTCTAGACCGACATGGGACGGGTTCAAGCCGTCCTGTGTACTGGCCTTGGCGTTGATGGGCTTGAACGTCGCACCGGTCTCTACCCGGCTGATCGCATTGGCCCAGCACTCAACTCCGTACGCCTCACGAAGCGCATGGGTCTTTTCCGCCATGCGCTTTGCGACGTTGAAAATGATTCGGGCCTGACTCCCTGTCGTTGCCGCAGAGATGACTTGCGCCCCCTCTTCGTCCTCACAGCACTGGCAGTACAGAAGAATCGCCGCGGCCAGGGTCGACTTGGCGTTCTTGCGCGCCACCGCGAAAAGTGCGGAGGTGAATCGCCGGGTGCCATCAGCCTTTCTGAACCCGAACAGTTGGACAACGAACCACACGTGGGACGGGTGCAGCCGAATGGTCGGCTGATCTGTCCCGTCTGGGTTCTTCCATTTGCCCTCTACATGCGGGAGTAGCTCTATCCACCCGCAAGCGTGGTTCGCATGCTCCCGGGAGAACCAGAACGGCGCCCCCTTCTTCTTTGCCCGGGCGAGGTCGTCCAAGAACCGCTTTGCCGCCAACTGGATCAGGCGACCGTACTTCCCTCCTCGGTTCGCCACGGCGTCGCGTGCATACGCGACAGCCACATCAACGTAGTCACCGCTTTTGGGCGGGGGGCTTACCGATCGCCGCGAACGGGTTGTCGGGCTTTTCCGGGTTGCCATTCGGTCTCACTTTGCCTTGCGCAACCGGTGTCAATCCGAAGTCATTCGAGAACCCGCGTAGCTGCGCCACCATCGAAGCGACTGGCGCTTCACCAGCGGCATAGAGCTGGACGATCTTTCCGTGGAGTGCGCACAGCTGGCCGAGGGTGGAAATCCCGGCTTCGGTCAGCAGCTTGTTGGCATGAAGGATCGGGGCCAGGCGGTTCCACTCCTTGATCGCATGCGCATTGGGTAACCAGTCCGGGGGCGCCGGCACATCCGACACGAGCGGCAGATCGACGAGGGGTGGACCATCACGATCGGGCCGAGCGGTCCCCTGCACGACCTTCAGGTTGTGATGCTTCTTGGGCCGGGGCATCCGACCACCCCCGAAAAATCAGATTTTGCGAATTGACGGTGCGAAAAAATGGCTGGGCGGCCGGTGTCCGTTAGGAGGGCTTCCAGACTTTCGGAATCCCCCCCCCTCCCTGTTCATGTTTGTGGAACGCCACCCGGATGCTTTCTGTTCCACGACCCACGTCCGTTGCGACCACGAGATGCCTCTGCCTTCGACTTCTCGTCGTGGCAGCGACTGCACATCAGTTGCAGGTTGCCGAGATCATCTGTTCCGCCTTCAGCCTTCGGAACTCTATGGTCGACTTGAGTGCCCAGGGTGAGGCGGCCATCCGCCTTGCACTTCTGACATAGGAAGGCATCGCGCTTCATCACTTCATCGCGCTTCCGGCGCCACGGGCGACCGCCGCGACCCTTGCCATAGTTCTCATCGGGCTGAAGTATCCGATGAACCCGCGCCAGGTGAGGCATGGGCTTATGCTTCGGTGCGGCCTTAGGCATCACAGCTCCTGTCTCTGATCTCGTTCTGCACCGTCCTCGTGCCCATCCAGTGTCAGCAACTGGGTCGACTCATCCTCATGGCACTGCTCGCTCAGCGCGTCGATGATGCTGGCCTGCAGCGCTGCGCCATGCTCAGCGCGCGCCTCAAGCGCATCCAGTCGCCTCTCAATAGAACGCAACCTCTCAGACAGGCTCATTTCGCTACCTCCTGATCGTCGCCCTCAACCCTATCGGCGACCGCGCTACCAGCGTAGCTGGCGCAGTACTCAAATGTTCTGGCCTCGTCGGCAATCTTGCGGAGGGCACGTTCGGCGCGGCGCAGCTCCTGCTCAGCCAGGCGCAGGTCGTAGGAGGCGATGCGCAGGTCGATGCTCAGCTCGCGCTTACCAGCGTCGAAGCCGTAACAGAACGCGCCAACCAGACCGAGCGCAGTCACTGCGATGAACCCGCCAACGGCTTGGGTAACGTTCACTTGGTCACCTCGGCACGATCGGCCTTCACTTGGGCTTGGAGCCCGCGGACCTGGGCGTCGCACTCGGCAGCGGCTCGAACAATTCGGCCCGCACTTTCCGCTCGGTCTGCGGCTCCTGCATCAGGCTCGCCGCCACCGGCGCCGGCCGCGGACATTCGGGCTTCACAGCCTTCCCAACGCTTCCGCAGGCTGAGGCTGCCAGCGCGCAGGCCAGCAGCAACAGCAGCACCATTCGCTTCTGCATCACGCTTCTCCTGTTCGAACTTGGCGGCGATGGCGTTGGCCTCGTCAGCCCGCCTGCGCTCGTCGGCGATTATCTTGTTGGCGTTGTCGCGCTCGGCGACGGCGGAGTCGCGCTGCTCCACCGCGGCGTCACGTGCCCGCTCGGCCGCAGACAACGAGCCACGCTGCCACAGGACCAGGGCAGCTAGCCCGATCAACAAAGCCAGCAGGACGCGACTCATGATGCTCATGTTGGGACCTCGATTCCGTGGTGGCGAAGCTCGGTTTCGAGCTGGGTCACGCGCAGGCGTAGGGCGAATACCTGGCTTTCGGCCTCGCGCCGGAGCTTGCGCTCTTCGTCCAGCCCCTGCTCCAGGTTCGTCATGCGCGTTTCCTGCGCAGTGATGCGTTCGCCGAGTTGCTGGACCAACGCATCGTTTGCCTTTCCTTCGGCGCTGAAGAACCGCTGCCAAGCGGCCTGGCCCAGCGCCAGCAGCAGCCCGCCGGCGCCGACGGCGTAACCCACCGAATCGCCGTCCATCACTTCGGGTCCAGGCCGCGGGCGCGGCACCAGGCGCGCACGTCGAAAGACGGACAGGCCTTCTTCACGCCTGGGAAGTCGCGGTGCCCCTGGATCTTCGCTTGAGGAAACCGGCTGCGCAGAGCACGCAACTGCATCTCAAGTGCTTCGAACTGGCGCTCATTGAACGTATTGGCAGGCTTGCCGAGCGAGTCCACACCTCCGATCAAGCAGATCCCGATCGTGTCGCGGTTATGCCCCTCAACATGGGCGCCAGGCTCAGCAACCGGCCGGCCAGGTTCGACACTTCCGTCCAGCGGGATCACGAAGTGATACCCGATGCAGACCCATCCCTTCTCCCGATGCCATCGATCGATGTCTGCAGCCCTGAACGGCTTACCGGCGGGAGTCGCGCTGCAATGCACAACCAAAGCAGTGATCTGTCGCATGCGTTGTGGCTCCGCAAACGCAAAGCCCCGCGATCACTCGCAGGGCTTGGTGGTGGTGCTGAGGCGGCCTGTTCGGCCACTCAATTCAGCCGTAACCAGTTGAGCCTTAAGGCTTCTTGGGCGGCCTGTTGGTGGTGCTGAGAAGGCGTTGGAACGAAGAAGCCCCGGCGCTGGGCCAGGGCTTCAGGGACAATTCTTGACAGTACCAATATTCAACAGAATCGGTACGCCCTTTGTCAAGCACTTTCTTGCATCAAGCCGCAACTCTCATCCGCATCCAATCCATTGCCAGCTGTAGCTCGTACTTGTACTGCCTCAAGGACAGTGCCCCGCCATACCCGCGAGACACCCTGCCCGCCTTCATCCGCTGAGTACCCACCCCACAGAACTCCTCCCGCAGCACCTGAGCCCTGACCGGGTACCGGCGCGACAGCGACCGCACCGCGTCGTCAATCCAACGCAGGTCGTCAGGTATGCCCAGGTCCACCACCGCAAAGGTCGTGCTTGGCGGCGAGGCGTCATTCTTTGCAGGGACAGGGTCGCAGGCCCAAGTCGGCACCACGTGCATCCCCTTCACGCCGGCACCGTCTGCCATCAGGCGGCGCCTGGACTCTCCGTCTCGTCCGATGAGAACGCGCAAGGCCCGCTCTTTCGTCCCAGGCGCAAGATCCTTGGCTTTCGCCAAGTAGCTGTCGCCGCCACTCAGCCCATCGTCGTTCGCCGCGAATCGGGTGACGCTGTAGTAGCCCCAGCGCTTCAGCTCTGCCTTCAAGTCGACACCCCCGCTCATGCCGCCTCCTTCAATCGACGCTTGTACCTGGCCTGCCTCTCCCGCTTGATCGCGTCGTGCAACGACTGGGCCGCAGGGATCTCCTTACGCAGAGCCCTGTCCATGTCGTGGAGCTGCTGATCCGTCATCTCCCGTGCCCGCTGCTTTGCCGATTTCATGCCGCTGTCCGGGACTTCGCCGCCCGCCTCCAGTTCTGGACCAGTGCCGCCGCCTCATCCAGGCTCGACACCGCAAACATCCGCTCCCCTCTCCAGTCCCTGTTGAAGGTCTGCTGATTCGCATTCAGCCCGGCCCGGCCGTAGGCCGTATCTGGGTTCTTCACCTCGACGAGATGGTTCACACCCAAGCAACCCACCACCAAGTCGGGAAATCCCGGGATTCCAGCGTGATGCAGCTCCACCACGCTGCAGCCCAATTCCTCGAACCGCTTCACTACCGGGCCATGGTTCGCATCCCGCTTCGCCTTAGGCCGCCTCATGCAGCCTTCCTCAGGTCCAAGATCGCGTTCTGGAACTCGAGCAGGGAGTCATCACTGCCGAAGGCAGCCCGGAACTCCCTGGCGTGGTGATGCAGACTCGGCCCGTAGGTCTGCCGGCCAAGATCAGCGTTCCCGAATGCATTGATCCCGCGGTGGTGCCAGGCGCACAACCCGATCGTGAAGTCATGGCCCCGGCGCTTCTGGCCGTGCTTGCCACCGATCGTCAGGTGATGGATCTCCGGGTACCGGTGGACCTGGCAGTGGAGCCAGCAGGCCACGCACCCGCGCTCCTTGATCAGCTCAAACCGCCGCTGCTGCGCCTTGGTCGGTGCGTTGGTCGATCTGCCTCGCTTCATTGCGGACCCGCCTGCCTATCGGCCGCAGAATTGCCATGCGCGCGTGAGCGGCGCGCGGGAGTCCGGGACGGGTTCGAAGACACCTGATCATCTTCGAACCCGTCGTGGTTATCCTGGGAGAAGCATCCGTTTGCCCCCTTGTAGTTCGGCTTTCCGCCGCTGTAGTCCAGGAACCTTGAGCAGGCCAGGTCGTGTCGAAGGTAGGCGGTATCGGTCCTCCCACTCCGCTGCTTGGCGACAATGGCCTCAGAAATTCCTCGAGCTGACGTCTCCGGGTTGTAGTAGTCCTCCCGATAGAGAAACACGATGACGTCTGCATCCTGCTCGATCGCGCCAGACTCGCGGAGATCGGCCATGCCAGGTCGCTTGTTCTGCCTGGTCTCAGATGCCCGATTCAGCTGGGACAAAGCAATCACCGGGCACTGCAATTCCTTAGCCATCAGTTTCAGGTTGCGCGAAACCTCCCCGACCACCTCAGCCCGATTGACGTCGCGCTTTGCCGGGCCAGATACCAACTGGAGGTAGTCCACCCCGATCCCACGCAGTCGCCGCTTGCCACCCGACGAAGCCTTCAGCTGGGCATTCAGCCGTCTGGCCCTGGCCCGAATCTGGTGAACTGTCAGATCGGCCTGGTCGTCAATGTGCAACCGCATTTCCTTCATGCGCCGCATTGCCTCGGCAATTTGCGGCCACTCCATTTCCTCCACACCGCCCTGCGTCCTCAGGCGTTGCATAGGAACCCCGCTCAGCTTGGACAGTAGCCGTAGGTCAAGCTGGCGCCTGGACATCTCCAGCGAGAACCCTGCGAAATCCCCCTCGTTCTCGGCGATGTCGACGCCTATGTCGAACAGCCAGACCGTCTTTCCCATTCCAGGCCGCCCAGCGCCGATGACCAGATCCCCATCACCAAGCCCGGGGACGATGTCGCGCATAGCCGCCCAGGGAAGCGGGATTCCAGGGCTGATCGTGCCCTCGTAATAGCCCTGAATGTCTTGGTATAGCTCCACGAGGCCAGACCCAACAGGCTGAAGCCCGCCATTACCCCCCCCAACACTGGCGATGTTGTTAACCGCGGCCTGCGCATCGACGACCAGATCGGATCCTGCCCTACCCTCAGGTTGAAAGCCGGAGTTGACCATTTCCGTTCCGACCTCGATGACCGCCCGCGCCAACGCCTTGTCGCGAACGATCTCGGCGTAGGCAGCGATGTTGGCCGCCGACGGCGTGGTGCTGGCCAGCTCGATCAGGTAGGCGCCGCCGGCGACATGCTCGGACAGGCCGCGCGAATCGAACCATTCGCCCAGGGTTACCGCGTCGAACGGTCGGTTCTTTTCAGCCAGTTCACTCACGGCCCGAAAAATCAGCCGATGGTCCCGGCGATAGAAGTCGCCCTCTGAAACCAGGTCTGCAATGTGATCGTAGGCTTCAGGTGCCAGCATCAGGCCGCCCAACACGGCCTGCTCAGCTTCAACGGACTGCGGCGGAACGCGGAGGGAATTCATGCCGCCTGCTCCTGACCAGACGTCGTTTGCTCCTCGGCCTTGCGTTTCTGATCAGCCTCACGCTCGCGCTTCAGCTGCTGTCCTGCCGTGGTCAGCTCACAGGCCTGTTCAGGCGTGAACCACCAGAGCTTGAACCAGTTCCGACGCACGCAGTTCTCGAACTTCTTCCGCCAACCAAGGACGCCGGCCTGAGTCTTCTGGGTGTCCCGGTACTGCCTAGCAAACTCGCGCCATGCGAGCTCGAGGTATTCGCGGGGGATGCCGGAATCGGTGGCGAAGGCGAAAACGGAGTGATCAGCCGGCAACGGGCGCTCACCCTGCTCCCGGCAAGCTTGAACGAACTGCTGGTAGGTAACCCCCTCCCTCTTCCGCCCAGGGGAGCCCCCCGCGGCAGCGGGGGGTTTGGGGGGATTTTGCTTTTGCTCTTCCTGCTTCTGTTCCTGATACTGATACTGGTTAGACGACTGTTCCGAAACCCTTTCGAAACGGTTCGCGAACTCTTCTCTGCTCAGGTCGATCGCCATCTCGTCTGCACACCAGGCCAGGAACTCAGCCCCCCAGGTGCAGCGTGACGGGATCGTCAGGACTAGCTTAGCTGCCGCCTTACGTTGATTTGGGTTCTCCAGCGGGTTCTGTTCCAGGTATCGGCGGATCCAGACCCAATTCGTGACGTCACATCGGGTTGCAAAACCCTTCTCAGACAGTTCACAGAACCCTTTCGAAACCCTTTCGAAACCCCATTGCAAGTCTTCGCTTGCGTAGCCATCAGGTAGCCTGAAGCAACCCGCAATAGTTCGGTGCTTACACGTCAAGAGGTACAGGGCCAACATCCGCCCGTCATCTGACAAGGCCCGCATGTCCTCGCTTTCCCAGAACTTCGCGTAGACCTTGCCGTAGAGGCTCACGACCTGATCTCCCCTGCTTCATCCCTGCTGGTGTCCGGAGGCAGAGCAATGCCCATGGCGGCGGCGAGGCTTTCTCTCCATCTGAATGCCGTTGCGCGGCTCACGCCGAAGCGGTCACAGATCTGGGTTGCATTCGGGAACTGCCTGGTTCTGTGCGCCCAGCAGACAAACCTGAATACGATTTCTACTTGGCGGCTGTCGCAGTTCTTCGGCTGCTGCTGCGGCTCACCTCCAACGCGCATCCCTATCCATCGCGGAGTTACGCGGGCGCCGGTGCCTAAGGACGCTTTGAGATCGATGGTCATGCTTCTAATTCCAGGGGTAGTTGCGGGGTGTGCAGGCGCCGGGCTTCTGCCCTTGCCATCTCTTCTGCTTTCTGCGCTTCGAACTCGACCCGTTCCCGCCAGGTCATCGGCCGCTCGGGGCCTTCCAGCGCCTCGCGCGCTTGCCTGAACCCATCAGGGATCTGGCCGGCTCGGCGCTCCATCTCATCCCGCCTTCTCTGGCGTCTTGGTGGGCTGCCAATGACACTCCGACCACTCCACCGGCTTCATCCCCTCGGGAATGATCGGGTCCCATTGCTCGCCCACGATCTGCGCGATCGTCCCTGCCGGCTGCTGCTTGCCATCACTGCCGATGAACGGCTGATCGACTTGGATCGTGTGGTCGTGCCGGTCCGGTAAATTCGGCGGGTCAGGCACCACAATCCCGGTCATCCCGATCCACGCCTTACCGCGTGTCTTCTTGATCCTGGTTCCCGGCTTGAACTTAGCCATCACGCCGCCCTCAGTTGCCGAGGCCTACTCGCCTCGTGGTGCGCCCGCGCCGAACTCACCAGGCGCAGCACCAAGGCCTGCACGCTGGCGCCGATCGCCTCGAACTGCTTCAGCTCGTTCGAGGTGATCACCCCGTCAGCCAATGCCTGCTGCAACGTCAGCGCCAGCTCCCCAAATCCGCCTTGCGCGGCCAAGCTCGAGGTCAGCAGGTCCGCGCCCTCTTCCGCTTCGGCCGGCGTCGCCACGAAGCCATGGGCGGCATTGAGCGCATGCAGGATCCGGTAGTCGCCGGTCAGTCCCATGAGCTCGTCTGCCTCCTGCAAGGTCAGATGGTTGCGGTCGCTGTTCGGGTTCACCTTCCCCCGGAGCAGCGCCCCACTCATCCCCATCCGCGGCGCCAGTGCCTCTGCCCCGCCGGGGTAGCTCTTCACGGTCTGGTGTGCTGCGTCGCTGACATTCATCGCTCGATCTCACGAATGGAGACTGTGGATTTGCTGTGCCGCACCATTGCGGCATGGAGAACTGCTCAGGGAAGTGGAGCCGGTCTGCCGGTGTAGGCTCGGGACTGCCCAGCCCAACCCACACCGGAGACCGACATGACGGACGACCTACCCCTGCGCCCCGTATCAGGCTGGGATCTCCGAACCATCCCCGCATACGGCGCGGTCGCGCTCACGCTGCATTACCTCGTGAGCCCGATGGAGACAGCTGCGCAATCTCATCGATCGCCAAATTTCGTGTTTCAAACAGCTCAACTTCGCGAGCTGGGACAAGCCATGATCCAGGCGGCAGACAGGGCGGAAACCGCCGGGATGTCAGCGCCGGCAGGTCCAACGAACTGATCGCCAAGGCGGCCATCTCAAGCCGCCTCCTCTGCCGAGGGTTCGTCGTTCGCAGGCTTCGGGCCGAAGATGTCGGGGCGAAGGTCGTGACAGGTCACTTGACCGCCGGTGGCCATCTCAATCGCTCGACATCGTTTTGCCGGAACCACACCGCGGCTGTACCAACCAGATATCGAAGGCGACTTGACGCCGATGGCGTCTGCAAGCGCCTTCTGGCCAGACAAGATGGCGATGGCGCGATCAAGGGGTTCTGTACTCATGGCGATGATTAGCCCACAGCTAACGGAAGATCGCAAGCCCGCAGCGAACACTTTCCGATTAGCGGTCGGCTAATCTCAGCCGATGGATATCGCCGCCATACGAAAACGAAATCTGGCGTATGTTGTGTCCGCGCTAAAGAGGCGCGGTGCGACGACGCGAACGGCCCAGGGCGCGCGCCTTGGCGGCCTGGCCCCCTCCTACCTGTCCCAGCTGCTTGGCGGCAAGTTCATGGGGGAGGAGGTTGCTAAGAAGATCTCGATTGCTCTCGGCCACGACGGCGGCTGGATGGATAGGCCGCAGTGGGAAGACGCATCTTCGGATATGACGGTCGTCACATCCGATGAGACCCCGCCCGGATACGTTCGCTTCCAGTTGCTGGACGGAGCTGCAGGCATGGGCGACGGGGTCGAGAATGAAGACTACCCAGAAGTCATCCGGGAGGTTGATATCGCAGGCTGGGAAGTCCGGCGGAAGCTGGGATCAATTCCTAGATCTGGGCGGATCAAACTGCTTACCGGCCGCGGCCCATCAATGCGCCCAATGATCGACAACGGCGACGTTGTGATGGTTGACACAGAGGTCAACGGGTTCGATGGGGACGCTGTCTATGTGATCAACATTGGGGGCGAGACCCTGATCAAGATGCTGCAGATGCGTGGAGACGGCTTGTATGTCGTGAGCGCAAACCCAGACTACCCGGCCTACAGGATAGAGCGCGAGGGAATTGTTGTTGGGGGGAAGGTGGTATCAGTGCTTGGGATAAAATCAGTCTGACAATCAAGGGGGTAGCCGTGAAATGGATTCTTCTTGGCGCATCGATCGCAGTCTCGACAACCGCATGCGCTACGACATCATCGGCGCCATATCGGACGCCGCAGGCAACAATCAGCGGCACGACGACTGAAGCAGTGAAGATGCACTTGGTGCAACGCTGCGTTAATGGCGGTGGAGCAATAGAAGAGAACACTGCTCATCAGGTGATATGTAGCAGCCCAATGGATGATTCCTTCAGATCCCTTATGTACCGCGCTCTTGCAACGCCAGCGAACTCGACCAATCCAGAGATGAAGGTCAGATACAGCTTTGTTGAGAATGCTGGACAGGTTTTTGTCTCAATGGACATGTTCCTGCAGAACCAGACGGCCTTTGGCCGCGTTGATAGGAAGCCCATTACAAATGGAGACATCGCGGCTAAGGCGCAGACCGCACTAAACGAGATCAAGTCGCAGCTTGAGGGCCTACAGCATCCAATGGAAGGACTTGGGGCAAGCCCGTTTCCAAATGCGGCTAAGCAGAACGAGGACTGCATTTCTTGTAGGAATCTGCGGATCAAATAGCCAAACAAAAAGCCCCGCATTGCGGGGCTTTTGTCTAGAGGCTCGCCAAGATCTCGTAGAACTGCTTTTTGGTGATACCCATCGGGTTGATGATCCAAGCTAGCGCCTGGTCTTTGAACGGCGCGTTGTTGTCGTCGACGATAACGACTCTACGTTTACCGTTCTCATCCTTGACCCACTTGACGTGACTCGTCCCGTTCTGAGGACGCTTCTCGTATCCAAGGTGCTTTAGGACGGCTTCAACTTCCCGGGTTCCAACCGGAGGAAAGTGTCCGCCCATGCATTAGGCGCAAGTCGCAGGAATCGACATATGTTCTTTGACTGCTCTACGGCGCTTCGACTTTCGGTGCCGAAGAACCTGCTGGAACATCGTCCAGTAGAACTTGGCCCAGTACTTTAGCGGTGCGCGGCGATTCAGCAGTTGATTGGCATACGCACGATCTTGGCCAACGAGCGCATCTGACACATAGTCGCGGATTTGCGAATCCAGTTTGCGGTGCGCTTCTTCAAGCGAACGAGCCTGCGTGACCAGCGTGAAGTCCAGGCAAAAGCCGAGCCACTGATCGCCGTCTCGCTCGAAATAGCAGCTTACCAAATTGGGTTTCTGGCTCATTGTTGGACCTCCCCCCGGAGGCGTTACACCCTAGTTACGGCGCGAACATTAGCAAAGCCTACGTTCTGACGCGTGAAGCGATCTTAGGAATTGAGACGATCATTCATCGAACGCTTTGACCCAAATTGACGAGGTTTGGCGCGAGTCTCGGCCACGTCGAAACAGTGCCAATTAAATCAATGACTTGTTGACGAAGCCGTCAACTACAGGGTCGCCGATCGGCGTCGCTCACCCTCAGATCGCCCAGAGGCGCCCAGCGTGAACGGTCTTTCGAGGTAGCCGAAAGGCGCGTCTCCCTCCCCTGTCTTCCTTGTGCCCCCGCTGACCCACCGGGTCGCGCCTACGACTACCGTTCGTCTGGAACTAAAAATTAGCTGTTGACTAACGTTAGCTATTGGCTAACTATGCCTCCCATGGCCCTCGGCCACTGGAGGCAACAGTGAACACCATCCGTAACACCGGGAGCCCCGGCTCCCTTCGCCACCCCCTGTGGATCCGCGCGAACTGGATCTGGGCTGAGCTCAAGCAGCTCGAGACCGCCCTCCGGGCCTCTGGCCTGGACATCGCCGCCAACGAGGTCTCTACCTCGATCCTCTACACCAACAAGGCCGTCGTCCTCCTGCAGGACGCCGCGCCGGTGGCCGAACAGGGCCAGGACGGTGCGCCGTGAGCCGCCTGACCGCCGACTACTTCCTGTCGCAGGCCGATGCCGCGGCTGCGCAGCGGGCCGACACCTACGAGTACGTGCAGCCGTCCGAGTCGCTGGCGAAGTCCGCGGCGCTGGCTGAGGCGCAGCGCGAGGCTGCTGAGCTGGCGGCCGAGGTGGCGGCATGAGCGCTCACAAGCCACACCGTGACGAAGTCGAGAATGCTGAAGCCGTGGTCGACCGGCTTGAGCGCGCCACCGACGCCGAGTTCGACGCCCACCCGGAGGCTGAGACCTCCTCCGTCCTGAGCTGGGGGCGGGAGTACCCCCGCCTGCACGCCCTCACGATGGTCCAGGGATCTGTCTCCGGCTGGTTGCATGTTGTGCGCGAGTTCGGGAGCGTCCGCCGCAGCCTGGACGACTTGCTGGCCGACGAGCGCGCCAAGTACCCGCTGGCCTTTGGCAAAGGCGGTGCGGCATGAGCGCCGGGGCTGTGGATGTGCTGCCTAACAGCAAGTGGCGCCGGAAGTCGGACCACGCCGGGAAGCCCGCTATCGCCACTGTGCTCTGGTCGCGCGACGGCTACGTCCGGTTCCACGCGCCGTGGACGGCGAAGGGCATTACGGGCAAGGCGATGGACGCCTTTCTTGCCCACTACCAGCCGGCATCTGACCAGGAGGCCCGCCGCCATGGCTGAGCCCACTGTGGATGTGCGCGGCGTACTTCAACAGTTGATCCGCGACACAGCGGCCGAGGGCCTCGAGCATTTCCAGGCGATGGCGGCCGACGCCGCCCTGGCCGAGCTGATCGAGGCGGATCGGGAGTACGACGCGGCCCTGGCGGCCTACAACGCCTGCGAGCCGGTGCGGCCGTGGCACTCGCCCGCCGTGACTCGGGAACTCGCCGGCTACCGCAGGAAGGCCCGCGAACGGCTCAAGGCCGCCAAAGCCCGCCGGGCTGCCGCCCTCGCCCGCGTCGGGGGTGCGCCATGACCGCGCCCAAGTTCACGCCGGGGCCTTGGGTGGTAGACGAGTACGAAGGTGCGCAGAGCGCGTCGGGCGAACTCATCATGTGGTTTGGAGGCTACGGTGATGCGGGCTGTATCGTGAAGGATGCCGACCGAGCGTTGATCGCCGCGGCGCCGGAGCTGTATGAGGCGCTGGCACCGTTCGCAGAGTTCGAGCGTGTTCGCAACGCGATGGGTGGCAACACCGCAAAGGACGGTGTGCTATGGGCGGTCAACTCGTCTGCTGGCAGCGCCGAAATCACGGCCGAGGATCTGCGTCGTGCAATTGCCGCCCTCGCCAAGGCCCGGGGTGAGTCGTGACGTCCGCCGAATCCCTGGAACGCGCCCGCCAGGCCTGGGCCAAGTTCTTGAAGAGCGAGGCCGAGATGGGCCGACTGCGCGGCTACCCCCACATGTCGCGCCCGATGAAGGACGCCTTCGCCGCCGCAAGCAACCGCTACACCGAGGCGCGCGAAGAGCTGATTCGGATTCTAGGGAGGCAGTCCGCATGAACACGCTGCTGCAACGCCTCGACGAAGACATGGCCGAGATCTTCGGCACCGAGAAGCCTCAGCTCTATCGGGACATTCCGCGCCCGGTCTCCCCTCAACCGCTGTTCCCTGTCGTCGAAGTGCCCGAGGACCGCTCGGACTTCACCCGCGACGACGCCTCAACCGGAGTCTGATCATGGGCACCGTCACCGAATTCCCCACCAACCCGAAAACCCTGCACGTCATCCGCAAGGGCATCAACGAACGCGCCAGAAACACCGGCGTCAGTGACGACATCCGGCGTCACGCCATCTCCATTGGGCTGTCCGCTGCCATGCACGGGCGATCGGTCGGCGGCGCGATCCAAGAGGGCTGCAACTATCTCCGTCGCGCCATCCACAGCGGTTTCAGCTCCAACGGGCCGGAGGCGGCGTGATGCGCACCATTTCCGCAACCGTCGAGACCTACGTCGAGGCCGAAGTTGATGTCGACGTCGATACCCTGGTTTCGAACCTCACCCCGGAACAGGCCCAGGTCGTAGCAGACCGTGCGCGGTCCCAATGCGGTGACCCCGAAGCCAGCCGGTACATCGAACGGGCATTTCTCGCACTCAAGGGCCTGAGCAATCCGCCCAGGGAGCTCGTTGACTTGTTCTGGCATGTCTACGGGAGGGCCATCGCGTGATTACCGTCCACATCGGATTCTGCGTGGGCCTGTTCGTCCTCGGCATGGTCTGCGGCGCCGTCCTCTTGATCGCCTTCGCGGCCATGGAGGACTGAGCATGTCAGCCCGCCAGATCGTCCTCGGCATCATCGAGTCCATGGATGTATGCGACGCGACCAGGTCGCATGAGGCCAGCCCTGCAGCGCGCCTTCGCGCAAGAGCCAGGGAGCGCCGGGCAGTCCGCGTCGTCCTGATCTGCACAGCCGGCTTGCTGGTGTTGTCCGCAATCGCGGTCTCCCTGCCCTAA